TGGTGGTCACTGTCAGCACTGCTGCCGGCGACTATGACGATATCGCTTTGTGCGACAGCATCATGAACGAGCAGGGCGTCCAAGCCTTTGACCGTTACCTTGCACTGTGCAGCCGCGACTACAACGGCATTGCCGGCAACATCGCTGGTGGCGCTACTGGTGGTGGTGCATCGCGTTCGTTCTCGGGCAACAAGTCGAACAACGCTTTCGAGCGCAGCTACGTTGGCATGGTTGCAGGCTTTGAGACCTACAAGCTGGACTACTCCAACCGCATTCTGGCGGCTACTGGCTCTGACCCAACGATGAGCACTCTAGCTGCTGCAAACAACTACTACGTGCCTGTGGCAACACAGACCGCAGTGACCGGCGAAACGCAGAACGTGGACAATCGTTTCCAGACGATCACCGTGTCCAGCACCACCGACCTGCCAGCCGGCACTGCCATCGAGATCACAGGCGTCGAAGCTGTGCATCACATCACTAAACAAGGTACTGGATTCTCCAAAACCTTCCGTGTGGTGTCTGTGACCAATGCGACCACCTGCGTTATCACACCTCCCATTATTTCCGCACAAGGCGGGACTGATGCCGAGTTGCAGTATCAAAACTGCATAGTGACAGCAGCCGCTGGTCGCACCATCAATCGTTTGAACGTGGATGACGCACCGATCAACTGCTTCTGGCAAAAAGATGCGCTTGAAATTCTCCCAGGCCGTTACGCTGTGCCGTCCGACGCTGGTGTCGCAGTGATGCGTGCCTCCACAGACCAGGGCATCGAGGTGGTCATGCAGAAGCAGTACGACGTCAACACCATGAAGACCAAGTATCGTCTCGATACCCTTTTCGGCGTGGTCAATAAGCAGCCTGAAATGTCCGGCATCCTGTTGTTCAACCAAACCCCTTAAGGAGCCATCATGAGCTATAACGTAGTTTTTGCACAAGGTACGGTTACCGTCACCGTGCCAGCCGGCGAGAAAATTGCCGTTCAAGCCTACTCATCGGCATCCGTGTTTCAAGAAGTTGGTTACCCAAATTTCCCAGAGTCACAGGATCTGCTGCAAGTAGTTGACAACACCACCTATGTGTCTGGCGCGTTCACCAATGCCACCAGCGTGACCATCCAGGCCGGTGCATCGGGCGCGTTGTACGCTGTCGGTGTTTCGCCAGTGATCACTGATGATGGCAATTGGCAACTCCAGGGCGCACCTGGTGACGTAGCCGACGGTGGTTCGATGATTGCCACGGCAGCGAATGTGCTGACCGGCATTGTTACCGCAACCCCGACGACAACCCGCTCTATCCAGATGCCACTAGGGACAGACCTTGATCTGGCGACTGAGTGGGCAATCGGCGAGTCGTTTGACTTCAGCGTCATCACCTTGGCGGCTTTTGCTTTGACCATCACGGTCAACACAGGCGTAACCATTGTTGGCTCTGCTGCAACTGCTGCAACCTCTGGTGCTTCTGCACGTTTTCGCCTTCGCAAGACTGCTGCTAATACTTTCATCGTATATCGGATTAGCTGATAAACAAGACGGGTCAGCAGAGATGTTGGCCCGTCCTACACGGGGAACAGAATGCCGTTGAAAAAAGGTTATTCATCCAAGACCATCGGCAAGAATATTTCGATGGAAATGAAAGCTGGCAAGCCCCAAAAGCAAGCCGTAGCCATTGCACTTAGCACGGCAACCAAAGCAGCCAAGGCTGCTGGAAAGCCTGCACCTAAGAAAGCCATGAAATGAAACAAGGTCTTTATGCCAACATCGCAGCCAAACGTGATCGCATCGCGGCCGGCAGCAAGGAAAAGATGCGTAAGCCTGGTGCGCCTGGCGCACCGAGCAAAGCCGACTTTGTAGCAGCGGCCAAGACAGCCAAGCCAGCGAAGAAAAAGAAATGATCAAGTCAGCCGCCATCGTCAAGACCAAGACTCTCAGCCCCCGACAAGAGTTGCGGCTGCAAAAGCGCAAGCTGAAGAAGTTAGCGACCAAAGAGCGCAAGGCAAACAAGCAAGTTCACCCATCGCCAATGAGCAGCCGCGTCCGTCACATGGCCATTGAAGAAGCGCCAAAGGATGACAGCCCCCCGACCCGTGATGAAATGTTGCAGCAAGCCGAGACGATTGGGCTGAAGGTTGACAAGCGCTGGTCAGATGCAACCCTTTTGAAAAACATTGAGGAATTGCAATGGGCTACACAAAACGACAATTTATAAGTGCAGCCTTTGAAGAAATTGGCCTAGCGTCTTACGTCTTTGATCTACAGCCAGAGCAGCTGCAATCAGCCCTGCGTCGACTTGATGCAATGATGGCCGATTGGAATGGTAAGGGCATCCGCTTGGGTTATCCGCTGCCATCCAGCCCCCAGGACAGCGACCTGGACGAAGAAACAAACGTGCCTGATTCAGCCTACGAAGCAATCATTTGCTCTCTGGGTATCAGACTGGCGCCGAGTTTTGGCAAGACGGTGATGATTGAGACCAAGACCACCGCCAAGCAGGGCTACGACATATTGCTTCAAAGGGCAACATTCCCGCTTGAACAGCAACTGCCAGGCACGATGCCGGCCGGCGCAGGCAACAAGCCGTGGAGGGTGTACGACAATCCGTTTATCAGGCCACCGGCCAACCCGGTTACTGCTGGCCCTGATGGGCCTCTTGAATATTACTAAGGACAGTCATGCCAACGATCAACCAGTTACCCGTTCTCAGCACGATTTCCAGTGGCGATCAGTTACCCGTCTACTCGCCAAACAACGGGGATGCAAGGCGCACCAGTATCGGCAGTTTGCTTACGTTCTTTCAGCAGAGTTTTGCCTCTCCTACGCTGGCCGTAAACCTGTTTGTGCCTAGTAACGGTTTTAACATCACCGTCCCGACTCCTGTATCAGAACAGCAATGGATGCTGCTGCAACCCGCGGGAACGCTGGCATCTGGCACGATCACTCTGCCACTGAATACTGGCGTTCCTGATGGAACTACAGTGCTGATTACGTCAACGCAAGAGATTACATCGCTGACCATTGCCCTGAATGGCGCATCGGCAATTTATGGTGCAGTCACAGCTTTGGGCGCAGGGTGCGCGGCGGTTTATCGCTTCTACCAGCCCACAAACAGTTGGTACAACATCAATGCTGAGACAGTGGTTGCGGCGGGTATTGCTGCATGGTTGACCAATCCAACGAGCGCCAATCTACGGGCAGCAATGACCGATGAAACCGGCACAGGCCTGTTGGTGTTCAACACCAGTCCGACCTTGGTAACGCCAGCCTTGGGCACGGTTGCCAGCGGCAACATCAGCGCTTGTACCAGCACGAACATGGTGTTAAGCACTCCTGCTTTGTCAGGCCCAACCCTTGGCACGGTAACGAGTGGCAACATCAGCAACTGCACAAGCACCAGCATGGTTATGGTGACACCTGTACTTGGCACACCAACATCTGGGACTCTTACCAATTGCACAGGATTGCCACTTACAACGGGCGTAACAGGCGCTCTAGCAGTCGCAAGCGGTGGCACTGGGGCATCAGGAACAGTGCAGGCATTGAGTGGCCCTGGGGCGGTAAATATCACCAGCCTCGCCACCGCCTTTACTTCAACCGCAGCAGGTAATGCGCTAACGCTTGCTGATGGCGCACAGGGTCAGCTGAAGACAGTTATTTATGTTGCAGAAGCCGCTGGTGGCGATACTGGTATTTTGACACCGGCTAACCTTGGAAGCGCAACCACAATTACCTTCAATGCTGTTGGAGATTCGGTAACGCTCCAGTTTGCTGGCACTGACTGGTGGGTTGTTGGATTCCGTGGTGCGGTAGTGGCGTAATGAAAACGCCAGCCTTTGCCCGAAAAGAAGGCCAGAACCCTAAAGGTGGATTAAACGCCAAGGGAAGAGCCGCTGCAAAGGCCGAAGGCATGAATCTGAAGCCTCCGGTCAAGTCTGGTGACAATCCGCGCAGGGCGTCGTTTCTAGCCCGTATGGGTGGCAATCCTGGCCCCGAGTACAAAGACGGCGAACCAACCCGGCTGCTGTTGAGTCTGAGGGCATGGGGCGCATCGAGCAAAGCTGATGCACAAGCCAAGGCAAAGAAAATCTCCGCACGAAACAAGGCGAAGTAATGCAAATTCCCATTTTGAACGGCATCTACGCTGACAGCACACCAGAGCTGCGGACAAGCTATCCCGTCAACTTTGTGCCAGTGCCAAAGCAATCAGGCATCAGCGCCGGGTTTCTTCGCCCTGGTGACGGTCTTGTGGCCAACGGCACAGGCCCAGGCATTGACCGCGGCGGCATCAATTGGCAAGGTAATTTGTATCGCGTCATGGGCACGAAGCTGGTGGAGATCGACAGCGCAGGCACAGTCACGGAATTGGGCGATGTTGGTGGCCCGACAACAGAACTGGTGACTTTTGACTACAGCTTTGATGTGCTGGCAATTGCATCCGGTGGGCGGCTGTACTACTGGATTCCGGTAAGCACTACAGCCACATTGGTATGGAACCCAACAGCCCCCATCTTGCGACAAGTAACTGACCCAGACCTTGGCGTGGTTCTGGATGTCGTTTGGGTTGATGGCTACTTCATGACCACAGACGGTGAGTTTTTGGTGGTCACAGAGTTGCTTGACCCTATGTCGGTAAACCCCTTCAAATACGGCACATCAGAGGTAGACCCCGACCCGGTAGTGGCTTTGCTCAAGCTGCGAAACGAGGTCTATGCACTGAACAGAAACACTGTGGAAGTGTTCGACAACGTGGGCGGCGAGTTATTCCCATTCGCTCGGATTGATGGCGCACAGCTACAAAAAGGCGTTGTTGGCACACAAGCCTGTTGCGTCTACATTGAGCGCATCGCTTTCTTGGGCAGTGGCCGAAACGAAGCACCAGGCATCTACATCGGCGCAGCAGCCACCACACAGAAAATCAGCACGCAAGAGATTGACAACCTGTTGCTGAACTACAGCGAGGCGCAGCTGGCCCTGGTCAAACTGGAAGCACGCAACGATAAGGCACATCAGCACCTGTACGTTCACCTTCCAGACCGCACTATCGTTTATGACGCAGCCGCATCGCAGGCACTAGAAGATCAAGTCTGGTTTACGCTCACCACCACCTTGTCAGGCTTTGCTCAATACCGTGCCAGAAACATGGTCTGGGTCTACGACAAATGGATGATTGGAGATCCACAGTCCAGTACCATCGGCTATCTTGTGCAAGACACAGGCCATCATTGGGGTCAGCAAGTTCGCTGGGAATTCGGAACGCTCATCGTTTACAACGAAAGCAACGGCGCAATCTTCAACGAGTTGGAACTGGTCAGTCTCACCGGCTCTGTAGCCCTTGGTAAGAATCCGCAGATCAGCACCAGCTACAGCGTGGACGGCAAGGCCTACAGCCAAGACCGCAGCATCACCGTCGGCACGATAGGCTCAAACAAACGCCTGGCATGGTTCCAGCAGGGGCATATGCGGAACTGGCGCATTCAGCGATTCCGCGGCGATAGTGATGCTCACCTGTCATTCATGCGCCTGGAAGCGCAGATTGAAGCACTGGCCTACTGATGGCAACCGCGCCTATTTCTCGCCGGCTTAATCTCACGCGCGATCAGCTTGCGGCGTTTCTGACCGACCAACAGCAAATCAGGCAGTTTGAGTTGTTGTTTGCCACGGTTGACACCTTACAAGTCATCGTCGGAACAGACTTTGAGTTTCAAGCAGACACAGCCGCAGCAAATGCCAACAACGCACTAGCGCAGATCAGCGCACTATCGCAAGAGGCAGCAGTCAGCGCAGCAATCATTGATGGCAAGACCACCTTGGCACTGGATCAGATTGCAACCTTGGCGCAAGAAACGTCTGTCAGCATCGCGTCAGCCGAGAACAAAGTCAACCAGGCAATGGCCCTAATCGCTCAACTGACAGCGGCTGTGGAAGGGTTGCAAATGACCCCAGCCCCGCGAGAGTTTAAGCGCAGCCGGTATGGAGCGTTTTACGATACGACAACACAGACGGCCACGGTCATCAACACGGCCAAAGCCATCACGTTCAACACGACTGATCTCAGCCAAGGGGTGTTCTTGTCAACCACATCGAGGGTGATGGTGGATACCGTAGGCATCTACAATTTTCAGATTTCAATTCAGCTTGATAAAACAACTGGTGGCACTGCGGAGTTTTACGTTTGGTTTAGGCTGAATGGAGTGGATGTAACTGACAGCGCAAGCCAGATCAGATTGCAGGGTAACAATGCGGAAGTATTTTCTTCACTCAATTACTTTTTTGATCTGAAGTCTTCGGACTATATAGAAATCATGTTTTCAGTGACTGATTTATCTGTTGAACTTGCTGCTTTTACTGCGGCTGCACCGCATCCAGGCATCCCGTCCATCATTCTTACTGTGTCAAACAATATCGGAGGTATCCAATGACTGTATCAATTAAGGTGCTGATCCCAGCAAAACAGGCAGAGAACACACAAACTACACAGTACACGGCCACCAACTGCAAGGCTCTGATTGACAAGTTCACCGCCACCAACACATCGGCCGGCAACGTGACGATCAGCGTCAACCTGGTGACCGCAGCAGGCAGCGCAGCCACATCAAATCTGATCGTGGATACCCGTAGCATTGCACCGGATGAGACTTACACGTTTCCTGAATTGGTTGGACAGGCGCTTGAACAAAGTGGGTTCATCAGCACCATTGCCAGCGCAGCCACATCATTGACCATCCGCGCATCAGGCCGCGAAATCACCTAAAGGATTGCCATGAAACAATTTATGATGATTCCCAAAGGCTTTGCCGGCCTGCCGCTGGATGAAGAATTCTTGACCACAGGCGAGAACAAGAAGAACTACGCCATCGCAGTCCAAGATTGGAACTATGGCCCCGAAGTGCCGACCAACGAACCAGGCGCAAACAAACCGTTCTATGCAGGTCTAGCAGAGGCTATGCAGTGCAACGAGAAGGACGCACGGCGCAAGCACTGCTCCAATTGCGAGTATTACGACAACACCTTCATGACCCAGGTGAAGATTGAGCGCATCCCGCTTGCTACCTACGACAAAGGCGCAGGATTCAGAGGCTATTGCGAAAAGCTGAACTTCATATGCAACGATATGCGGGTTTGTCAGGCTTGGGAAGAGCGCGAATCTGAGATGGATTGAATATGTGCGAAAATTCTGCTGCTGAGTCTATCGGGCCGCCAGCAGCTCACCCTGTACAGGAGTGTTTGATGGGCAATGTGGCGGTTCAGGCAATTGGCGTTCCAGCAATGCATCTGCCAATCTATCGCTTGGAGGCTGAGTTACTCAAGCTGCCCCAGGTTGATATGCCTGTTACTCACGCTTTTTGTGCTGGCCTGTACGCTCGCACTATGCACATTCCTGCTGGTACTGTTTTGACGGGTGCAGTTCACAAAGAGGAATCATTCTTCTTGGTTCGCAAAGGCGAATTGATTGTCAGCACCGACAGTGGCCCACAAACCATTCGTTCAGGTGACATGAGCGTTTCAAAGATTGGCACAAAGCGTGCTGGCATTACCTTGACTGACGTTGAAGTAACCACATTTCACGCCAACCCGACAAACGAGCAGGAACCGCAAGCCCTATGGGACTTGTTCACCATTCCAGCCATTGAAGCTGTGAAATTGGAGAAATTAACATGACATTTGGTTTATCAGGAGCAGCCCTGGCCGGCATTGCAGTTGGTGGAGCAACACTTGTTTCAGGTCTAGCCCAATCCAATGCTGCATCAAGTGCAGCTGCTACACAAGCAGGATCTGCACAATCTGGCATTGACGAGCAGCGCAGACAGTTTGATGCTGTCCAGAAGTTGCTTGCACCTTATGTTCAGGCTGGAGGCCAAGGACTAGCCGGGTACTCACCTTATCAACAAGCTGGCGCTGGCGCATTGCCAACACTCCAACAATACGCACAGGCCGGCGCCCCAGCACTTGAGCAGCAGCAGGCCTTAATCGGTCTCAGAGGCCCGGAAGCACAGCGGCAAGCCATTGCAGGCATTGAGGGCGGTCAGCAGTTCCAAGCCCTGTCTCGGCAAGGTGAAAACGCATTGCTGCAAAACGCATCTGCTACAGGTGGTTTGCGCGGCGGCAATCTTCAAGGCGCATTGGCGCAGTTTCGCCCACAACTGCTAAACGAATTGATTAACCAGCAATATGGCAGGCTTGGTGGCTTGGCAGCGCAAGGCGGCACGGTAGCGCAAAACCTGGCATCTAGCGGCCTGAGTGCAACGGGTGAACTCGCCAGGATTGGCCAAGCATCTGCGGCTGGCGTTGGAACAGCTGGACAACAAACCGGCACAAACATTGCCAATCTTTTAGGGCAACAAGGTGCTGCTATGGCTGGCGCAGACATTGCACAGGGCCGAGCATTTGGCTCAATCCCCTCTGGAATAGCCGGTGGCCTTGGTATTTTCAGGGGACTTGGCGGTACGTTTGGAAACGCGCCTAGTTCGTCTGGTGGGTTGATGGATGAATTAAGAAGTTACGGGGTGTTTTAAAATGGTCGCTCCTATTGACTACGGCGTACAAATCGCTGATCCAACACAGGCATTTTTGAGTGCCTTTAATACTGGCGCAAGCATTCAAGAAGCGCAATTCAAACAGCAGCAGCAGCAACAACAAGCAGCCCAGCAGCAACAGATTCAGGCAGGTTTTAAAAAGCTACAGCAACCAGGTGCCACTGCTGCCGACTATGCAAATCTTGCCATGATGTTGCCTGAAACACAGGCTAAATCAGTGCGCGAAAGTTTCGGGATGTTGTCAGGCGAACGTCAGCAAACTGCATTGAGACAATCTGGCGAAGTGTTTTCTGCATTCAAATCAGGAAAGCCAGAGATTGCCATTACTTTGCTTAACCAGCAGATTGAAGGCAAACGCAACGCTGGTGATGAAGCCGGCGCTAAGTTTTTGGAAACATGGCGTGATGTTGCCAAGGAAAACCCAAAAGCTACGGAAGATTACTTTGGCTTTACTATCTCGCAAATTCCTGGCGGTGACAAGGTAATCACCAGCGCAATTGCTTTGGAAGGTGAACGAAGGGCGCAAGCAAAACAACCTGGTGAACTTCGAAAAATTAACGCCGATGCCATTGTTCAAGAAGCGCAAGCCAAGTATGCCCCAGAGAAGTTTGGTTTGGAAATCAACCTAACTCAATCTCAGATTCAACAGGCAGAAGCTGCAATCCGTGCATCTGACGCTGCGGCAAAGAAATCTGGCGCAGAAGCAACCCGTGCCGAGGCAGAAGCGGCTCAGATGGCAATGGGCGTCATCCCTTTTGACAAGCGACCAGAGGTTGAAGGTAGGTTCCGTACTGAGTACAACATCCAGACCAAGCCTTATCAGGAAGTTAAGGCAGCATACGGGCGAATGCTTGCTTCTGAGGACACTGCGGTCGGTGACTTGTCGCTGATTTTTGGCTACATGAAAATGCTTGACCCAGGATCCGTGGTGCGCGAGGGAGAGTTTGCCACTGCACAGAACGCAGCTGGCGTGCCAGAGCGCATCATGAACGTCTACAACAGACTGATTACCGGTGAACGTTTGAGTGCATCTCAGCGAAACTCCTTCAAGGGTCAAGCCAGGGGTTTGTACAACAGCGCTTTGGAAGGTGAAAAAACAGTGCGTTCTGGACTTGAGCGTATTGCCACAGGTTACGGACTAAACACAGCCAACATTTTTTACACGCCAACCGAGGCTGCACCAGTTGCGCAGACTTCACCAACGGCAACACCGATGCCACCAGCCCCTGCTGCGGCAACTCGCCCTGCTGCTGGTCAACGAAACATAGAGGTGGATTACTGATATGCCGTACTCCATCACCACCAAAGATGGCATCACCATCAACAACATCCCCGACGATGTTGCGCCAGATTCGCTTGCTCTGAAAGAACGGGTGGCGGCTATTCGTGCCGGTAGTGCATCTGCCCCAGCATCTGCACCAGCTGCACAAACACCGACACCACAAGCTGCCCCTGCTGCCCTGGCTGCAAGCGCACAAGTTACGCCAACGCAGCAAGCTGGACGAGACAAAGACGCTATTCAGATTTTGACGCAGGAATACGAAAAAACACAAGCTCTAGCGCAGGCCGGTGACCCAAGAGCGAAAAGTGATCTTGACTCAATTGGCCGAGAATTGGCACGTAAGGGTGTGAATGTTAGTGCTTTACCCGCCCCAGCAGCCCCTGCATCTGCTCCTGCATCTGCTCCCATTGCTGCAACGCCGCCAGCACCAACTGCACCAGCGCCAGCGCCAGCAGCAGCCCCAGCCGCACAGCCTCAGATGGGATTCTTTGAGGGTTTAGCGGAGCAATTCACTGGAGCAAAGCGTTCTGCATCGCCCGAGGTTGCCTTAGCACTTTCTGAAAAACGCACGATTTACGATATGCCAGAGACTAACCAAATGTCTTTTGGCTTATTGAAGGCAGCACTTGGTGGCCTTATGGCTGGTTCCGAAGAACGTGCAAAGATATTTGCCGCCAACTTTCCCGGTTTGACTTACCGCAAAGACGAGCAAGGAACCGTGTTTATGCGGTCTCCAACAAATGGTAAGGAATACATTATTCCACCAGGGATGACCGCACAAGATATTCCACGAGTAGCAGCATCAGGCGCAGCATTCACACCTGCACTTTATGGGCCTCGGATGGCAGCAGGAGCAATCAGTACTATTCCTCGCGCAGTTGGTTTTGGCGCAGGCGTCCAGACAGGAATTGAAGCAAGCCAAGCAGCTACTGGCGGCGGCACGGGTTTGGCAGACGTTGGCGAAGTGGCATTGGCAGGCGCTTTAGGCCCAGCAGGGCAGATTGTTCAGCGAGTTGGGGCGCCAGTAGTCCAAGCCGTCAAAAGCGGCGCACAGAGGGTTATGCCACGCCCTGGCCCTGCTCCTGCTCCACGAGTTGAACCAACTTTTGAAGCGCCACCTGTTACGCCAGAAGCACCACCTGTTGCACAAGGAGTAACACCAGCCGCCGCCCCAACTGTTACCGCCCCCGTAACGCAGGAATTTGTCAATAATCTTGTTCAAAAGGCATCTGGCACTGGTTTTGGTTCAGCAGCGGCGCGCAACAAGCTGGCCGATCTTGCCCAGGTCAATGTGGGAGCAAAAGAAGCCGCTGACCGTCTTGGCATCCAACTGCCTGCCGATGTATTTAGCGATAGCCCACAGGTTCGCGCAGCCGCTGGTTTAACTCGATCAGTTGTTGCCAGCGAACCCGAAGCAGCATGGCGCACCACTGTTTCACAGGCCGTGGACAAGGCTGACGAGGTAATCAGGCAGTTTGATGCAACCTTTGTTGAAGGTGCAGTAGCGCCTGGTGTGGTTTCACAGAAGATCAAAGACTCACTGACAGCAACTCGATCTGACCTAAATGCACAAGCAAGCAAAATTTACAACTCCGTTGACGAAGTAGTTCCCAAAACGTCAGTAGTTGAATTGCCAAAACTCCAAGAAATTCTTGCGTCCGTTAAAGCTGAAGTTGGCGAAAAAGGAATGTCAGCCGCAGAGCGCAATCTGGCCAAGATGATTGAAGATGGCAATGTCACGTATGGCCGGCTCAAGCGCGAAAAAACGCTAATTGGAAAAGCCATTGACAAGCTGGAATCACCATACGGCAGCATGGCCGAAGCAGACCTAAAGCGCCTGTATGCAGCACTTGCTGACGATCAACTGACAAACGTGGGCAACATTGGTGGTGAGGAACTGCGCAAGCAACTGCGTGCAGCCAATCTGATTTACGCCAAAGAGCGCGCATTAGGTCAACGCATTGTGAATGCTTTTGGCCAGGACATTGAAGGCAGCGTAGCAAACAAAATGCGTACTGCTATCACAGGCGCAGCCAAGGGCGATGCGGGTGAGTTCAACCGACTTCTCAAGATCGTTCCCGAAGACCTACGCAAAGAAACAATTGCCACAGCACTGGCATCCGTCACACGATCAACCCGAGGCGCAGAAAAAGGCGGCTTTGGCTTCTCAGAATTTGCTGACATTTACCCCAAGTTACGTGCTAATCCGTCTGTCTACAAGACGATTGTGGAGACACTTGGCAAAGACTCAGCAAACGTGTTGCGCGATCTGTTTGAGGTATCCAAGCGCGTCACTGAGGCCAGGGCTAATGTGATAGGTACAGGCAAGGCAAATCAAGCATTTGCAAACCCTGAAGGACTTATTGGCAAGGTGATGGACAGCACTATCACTCAGCGCATTGTTACGACAGTCACAGGCATGGTTCCTGGTGGTGGTGTAGTGGCCCCTGACATTATCAAATTCATGTCAACAGGTGCAGAGGAACGAGTTAAAGCGGCCGGCAAGCTGTTTGCTGATGAAGCATTCCAAAAACTTGCAGTCGAAGCGGCAACCAAACCAGCGCCAAGCGCAGCAGCTTTACGCCGCACGGCCATGTCACAATCCTTCCAGAATTTTGCAGATGCAATTAAGCTGCCAAAAGCACTTGATTCAAGAATCCAGTGGTTGCAGACTGCAACGCAAGCCGGCCGACAATCCACCCAGGAGAACCAGTAATGTCCGCACTCTCAATTCAGCCACCATTCCCGATCTTTACGGAGACGGATGGTCAACCTCTTGAGAATGGCTATATCTGGCTTGGCACGATCAATCTAAACCCAATAGTCAACCCAATCTCAGCCTATTGGGATGCTGCTTTGACCATTGCAGCTGTGCAGCCAATCCGCACGCTTAACGGTTATCCCGTCTACCAGGGTACGCCGGCCAGGATTTACGTCAACAGCAATTACTCCATCCAGGTGCAAAACCGCAATGGCAGCGTGGTGTATAGCGCACCAGCCGCAACTGAGCGATACAGTGAAGTTGTTGTAAACACCAACGCAAGCCAAGTAGTTTATGACCCAGCAGGCACCGGAGCCGTGGCTACGACTGTTCAGGCCAAGTTACGGGAGAGTGTGAGCGTTAAGGACTTTGGTGCTGTTGGGGATGGGTCCGATGAATACACAAAGATTCTTGCAGCGTGGACGTACTGCCTTGCCAATGGCAAAAACCTGTATTTTCCAGCCGGGACATACTCTTGTGGCGCACTTAACTTCCCGTTTGGTCGAATCAACGGCCTTACTCCGACATCGCTGCTGGACTGCCTAGATATAACAATTTACGGCGATGGCCCTAACACGGTACTTAAAACTGCATCCGTCACTGGCGCGGATGTAATTCAAATTAACGGCGCAAAGAATCTACACCTCAGAAACTTTAAGACAACAGCCACCATCAGCGGATCAAGCTCTGGCAGTAACGGTGTTTCTGTAACTGGTGGCTACGACAACATCACATTAGACTATATTTGGATGGAGAACATGCCATCCGTTGACGCTACAACCTTTATCGACGGTGGGAAGGCGCTTACTGTTCAGACACCTGTATCAGGGCAAACACTTACATGTGGAACACTCAAGGCGACAAACATATTTGCCAAAGGTTGTGTCTACGGGTTTGGCTTGGAGCTTGACCTTGTTGCAGCTTCGACGATGGATACGTGCATTGACGTTGATATTGTTGCCGAAGATTGCCATAACGCAGTCATTGTTTCCGCTGGCGCGGCTACAGGAGCAATACCAGCAAATTGGACAATGGGCTTGCGCGTAAAAGCTCAAGCTATCAACTGTATGCAGGATGTTTACCTTGGCCGCGCCCACGGAGTCAAGATCGATTGTCAAGTCATCACGACAAAATCGCAAGCTGCTCGTATCTTGAACTATCAAGGTGTCAAATGGTTAGCCACGGACACAATAGTAGACGTAATCAGTTTGTATGTTGCCTACGCTCAAGCGTCGCACGTTAAGGTGTATGGTAATAAGGGTGATTGCTCTTACAAAGCGATTGTTGGTGGCGCAACTGCCGGGTCCAGCGGGCTTACTGGCGCTACTTGGTTGAGTCGCATAGACACCGATCTGCTGGGCACAGCCAGTGCAGCGGATTTCGGAGCGATCAATTCGGGTGGTGACGTAACAAGCAATTGTATTTTGATTACCCGGAATGCAGCATCGTCCCCAGCAGGGGCTCATTATTTGCCATCACGCAACAATGCTATTTTCTACGGCCCGACACACGTGCTGGATAAAATCCTACTGCGTGACAAAATTGCTTTTACTGACACGGATGGGCTTGACACCTTCGGGGCAGAGGTAGGGTACGACGATGAGGCTGTAACGATCAAACAGAAGAACTCCAGCGCTGGTGCGACTGAGGTGCTGAAGATTCTCGACAACTCGGGCGCAGTGGTGTTCTCGTTCCGAAACGACGGGTTTATTTTGTCGGCAGGTCGGATTGCCGCATCGGCGGTATCAACCGTCTTAAATGTAATGCCCGTATACAACACCGCTAACGCTTTGGTTGGCTACGTTCCAATCTACACCAACTACACGCCATGACCTACCCCACCCTTCGCCAACTCCTAAAATCCCACGCGCTATGATCCACACCGCCTCTGGCCTAATCCTCGCGTATATGCGCTTCTGCGGCTTCCAAGGCTGGACGAGCTTCTGGGGTTCAATCTACCTTGCCCCCGGCTACGAGATGCACCAAGCCCTGATCCGCCACGAGCGCAAGCACCTTGAGCAGATGCAGCGCGACGGCAAGCTGGTGTACGCTATCAAATACGGGTACTGGCTGCTACGATACGGCTACTGGGACAACCCGTATGAGATCGAGGCACGCAAGGCTGAAGTTTTAATCAATTAATGGAGTGATCACAATGTCTAACAATTCACAAATTGCTTTTGCACCGCTTGGCGAAACAGTCGTCATTGCTGCTGCTGCTTCTGCGCCGGCCGGTCTGCAAGTCCCGGTTTTTGCCAGGGTGGATGCACAGAACGCTGGCCAGTACCGTATCACCAACTCCAGCACAACGATTACTGT